GTGTTGGCCCTTGCGTTCTCAAACAACATTACCAACAAGTCTTATGTCCAAGGAATTGATAACCTGTTTAAAGTTCTTAAAGATCCGGTAAATAACACTGAAAGGTTTATTGGCAGTATTGCAGGTGGGTTTGTTCCTAACTTTGCAAACCAAACCATGAACGTCCAAGAAGACAGGCCTCTACGAGAAGTCAGAGGGATCATGGACTACATGATTAAACGAACACCAGGCTTAGAAGGGAAGCTTCCACCTCGGTATAACTTCTTAGGGGACGTTGAGACCCTTGAGTCTTCAGGAGGACTTAAAGGATTGGTTGATCCTATTTATTCAAAAGATGCCGCAAAGAATATCGTAGACTACGAGCTAGGTAATCTCGGCGTTGGATTTGGGAAACCAGCAACCAAACTAAGGCAAGGCTTTGAGGATTTAGAAATGAGGGACTACTACAACCCAGACACGGGCCAACAAGCGTATGCGAGGCTAATGGAACTTGTAGGGACCAAGAAACTTGGAGGGAAAACTCTGCGAGATCGTCTTGCGATGATGTTCAAGGACAAACGATACCAGGCAATGCCCGATGCAGACCCGAGGGACCCAACGGCATCGGCAAGCCCGAAAGCAAAAGCAATCAGAAGGTTACTCAGCGCCTACAATGCAGCGGCTAAAAAACAAGTCCTGGAAGAAAACCCAGAGCTATACCAGCGCTACGTTGACTCTTACAAAGCCCAGTAACATGAACTCATCATACATGCCATCATTCATTGGATTCACAGGACTCCTTGGGACCCTTACCCTCGAGAGTGTTAACGATGTTGTTGCTATTGGTGTAGGCCTAGCAACCCTGACTTACCTTGCGATCAAAATCATTAAGGAACTTAAATAATATGGATAAATCAGATAAACTATACGAACTCCAGGACCTCCTCATCGACGAGTTCTTGATGCGTGTTAAGTCAGGGGAGGCAACAACCGCAGACCTATCGACGGTCAGGCAGTTCCTCAAGGATAACAACGTGAGTGCGGTTGCCACCGATAGCTCCCCACTACACGAACTGGTAAACGCACTGCCATTCCATGATGATAATGTAGACCGAATCGTAGACATGACGTCCAATGGCTAGAAATTACAAGAACGAATACAACACCTACCACGCTAAGCCGACCCAGAAGAAACGCAGGGCCGGACGCAACGCGGCACGGAGACTGATGATTAAAAAGGTAGGCAGGAATACTTTGAAGGGGAAGGACGTTGATCATAAAGACAGGAACCCCAGCAACAACACACGAGCAAACCTAAGGATTCAATCAAAAAGGAGAAATCGCTCAAGAAATGGCTGACATAAAACAAACAGCATCACAGCTTAAAGACTTCCGTAACTTCCTTTACCTTGTATGGAAGCAACTAAACTTACCTGCCCCCACAACTATTCAATATGAGATCGCGGATTACATGCAGCACGGAGACAAGCGAGCAGTTATTCAAGGCTTTCGAGGCGTTGGAAAAAGCTGGATCTGCTCTGCTTACGTTGTCCACCAGTTGCTCCTCGACCCCTCAAAGAATATACTTGTTGTCTCTGCTTCAAAAACTCGAGCAGATGACTTCTCAACTTTTACTCTTAGGCTTATCCATGAGATGCCCCTACTTAAGCACCTCATTCCCCAAGACAAACAACGATTCAGTAAGATCTCATTCGACGTCGGTCCAGCCCCAGCGGCCCACGCACCGTCAGTCAAGTCCCTGGGTATCACATCTCAACTGACCGGGTCTCGTGCAGACATCATTGTAGCTGACGATGTCGAGGTGCCAAACAACTCGGCGACCCAAATGATGCGAGACAAGCTCGGAGAACAAGTCAAAGAGTTCGATGCGATCATTAAGCCGCTTGATGACTCAAAGATAATCTTTCTAGGAACACCACAATGCGAAGACACAATATACCGACAGCTAACCGAGCGGGGCTACCAGACACGCATCTGGCCTGCTCAGTATGTCACCCCGGACCAAAGCGCTAAGCGTTACGATGGGCACATCGCTGATTGTTGTGTTGATATAGAACAAAAAGGAAGGTCCACAGAGCCACTACGGTTCTCTGATGTTGACCTTGCTGAACGTAAAGTATCCTACGGCTCTGCCGGGTATGCTCTTCAATTTATGCTGGACTCAAACCTTAGTGACGTCGAAAAGTATCCGCTGAAGCTTGCGGACCTTATCGTGATGTCCCTTGACAACGAACTGGCCCCAGAACGCCTAGTGTGGGCTCGGGACCCAGAGCTCGAGTGGGACGGATCAATACCTAACGTAGGGATGACCGGAGACAGATTCTATCGACCGATGAAGGTGCTTGGCGAACACGTTAAGTATACCGGGAGCGTCATGTCAATCGACCCGTCAGGACGAGGCAAGGACGAGACAGGCTATGCAGTCGTGAAGATGCTTAACGGATTCCTTTATGTCACGGCGGCTGGAGGGGTCCAAGGGGGATACTCTGAGGAAACCCTTAAGTTCCTTTCGATGACAGCCAAAGAACACAAGGTCAATGAGATTGTCGTGGAGAGTAACTTCGGGGATGGTATGTTTGTTGAACTACTAAAACCAATACTTCGCAAGGTCCATCCGTGCACCATTGAGGAAGTAAGGCACAGCACACAAAAGGAACGAAGGATCATCGATACCCTCGAGCCAGTGATGACAGGCCATAAGCTTGTGGTTGACCCGAAGGTCATCCAGAACGACTACGAGACGACTCAGAGCTACCCTAAGGACCACTCACTGAAATACCAGTTAATCTACCAGATGACTCGTATAACTCGTGACAGGGGCGCTGTGACGCATGACGACCGCTTAGACGCGCTTTCGATGGCGGTTGGCTACTGGGCCGCCCAAATGGCTCAAGACGCGTCAGAACGCATCCTAGAGCGAAAGGAGGACGATCTTAAAAAGGAGCTAGAAAGGTATGCAGAGGCATATTATAAAACACGAAAAGGGAGTGAAAACATACTCACTTGGTAGTAGTTGTAAATGATTCATTATAAATGTCTTATATCAATGATCGTATAGGGAGAATAAAAAGCCTATTGACAAGGGTTATTTTCTCTCTATAAGTACTCTTAGAGATGACTAAGAGACCACTATATTCTTTAATTTTATTCATTTACAACTACATCTCTTAGATATCTTAAAGATACTTTAAGTAACTCTAAGTATCTTTAAGTATGCCTGACGACCCTCTCGACTCACTCAAAGCCACCCTAGGCGAACATTACGAGAACTATGTGGTTGTTGTGGCTGACACTCGGCACCAGTGCAGAGTCATCTATGACAATTCTTTTGCAGCCAAAGGCCTGCTCAATGTCGGATTAAATATTGTTGACGAATCTTTCAATTCCTATATAGATGGCATCGAGATTGACTTCGGGCCACCCTCATCGTCTGACGAAGAGAAGCCTTGAGTTAACCTTATGCTCTATATTTGCATTGTGTTGTTCATTAGGCAGGGCTCTTAGTAATCGCTAGGGGCCCTGTTCTATTTTTGACAAAAAAGTCTGAGAGGTTGATATATACGGAGAGTGTGCCGCATCACCCCATAGGGCCTCGTCGCAGGCTCAGCGAGTCTCAGCGCAAACTTGGCGACGTCTTCACGCCAGGCGGGCGGGCTCGAAGGATCGCAAAGAGATCAAGGGGGGCCTGGGGGTATCGAAGGGAAGCAACAAGTGATCGATTGGCCAGCGCTGAGCCGTCGCGTGGGTGCGTGTGAGTGTTTGTGGGTGTTTTTACGTTTTGAAGAGCTCAGCGATTCCTTAGAGATTCCTTAGCGATTCCTCTTCGCACGCAACAAGACTCACCAAGCCACGCCAAAACAACCTTGAGAAAGTTTAAAGTTTTTCTTGCAAGAAATAAAGAGCACTGCTAGTAATCTCTTCACTGGCCCAATTATTGGACTAGCTAACAAGATAAAAGAACCAATGAACAAAAGAACAAAGACAAAGCAAACAATCCGTGAGATCATCACGGTGCTCGAAGAACAACGGAGCACGCTCGCAGACATCCAAGCAGCGCTCTTGCGGGCCAGTCATGAAGATGTGATGCATGACATCATTGAACGGACTGAAACCCTAGACTTCAAGTTGATTGAGAAGCAGGCCGGAAGGAGGGCCTTCAAATGAAACGCACCTTTTCGATGTTTTGGGCGATCACAGTAAGCCTCACTGCTGCGATGTGGGTGGTTATCATTAAACTGATGCTTAAGAAATGAAAAAGCAAAGTTTAACGAAGGTCAGTGATAGTGTCATTCGTAAGAATCTTCGCACATGGCGAGACAGAGCGACAGCACAAGACGCACGCCAAGGTGGCGAGTGGTATGATGATGCTAACTCCCACGCGCAAATGATCGCGCAAGAAGTTGGTTGTGATGTTTGGACTGCTGCGGCTGTGATTAGCGCATTGAGCCCAATGAACGATTGGGAACGCAACAAGCTTGATGCACTGAACTTAGCGCTTGTTCATCATGATGGGGGGAAGCCTAGTGACGTCCGCGTTTGCACATTCAACAACAACAAACACAAGGCGTGGGAATTGCTCGAGGGTGACTCGAAGGCCCTCGATGATGGCTCACCGAAAACGTGGGCCTTCGCCAAGAGCATAGAGTTGACACGTCTTGCTCGGTGTGTTGTGATTGATCGTTGGCACATGCGAGCATGCTTGACGAGCTCAACGAAGCGCAAGCCTATTGTGGAAGGTCTCACAAGACCACAATATAACCGCGTAGAACGATTAACCATTAGCGAAGCAGA